TTATATCTTATTATTACCACACCAGACCCACCTGTTCCACCCGTACAAGGTGCACTGCCAGAATATTGTGCGCCACCACCACCTGTGTTAGCTGTACCTTTACGCGGAAAATTTGGTGAAGGTATAGGATTACCTGTTCCCCAACTTGGGGCTCCACCACCTGCTCCTCCTGAAGCATAACTTGGATTAGGTTGACTTAAAGAATAAATACCACCGCCAGCTCCACCAGCAAAATATCTTAATGGTGCACTTGGTCCTGGAGTACCAGCAGCTGGATTAATCTGTGTTCCTGCTCCATCTCCACCATTTCCACCTCTAGGGCTAGTACCAGATGATCCGGATGCACTTGCTCCACCGCCTCCTCCGGCTCCAAGTTGAGGAAAAGTTGGACTGTTTGCTGGTCCACCATTTTGACCTTGAGGGGGACTTACTGGAGGTGTATTTCCTGATCCACCTGTTGCTGCACCGTGAACTCCACCACCACCTGAACCTCCTGGTTGACCTGCAGAACATGGAAATCTACCACCTCTACCACCTCCGGCAGAAGTTATTGTTGTAAAAGTTGAATTAGAACCATTGGTCTGACTAGGAAAAGGACCTGTAGTAGTTCCGCCTGCACCTACTGTAATTGGGTAAGTTTGAACTGATAATGTTATAGCTGAACAAGGTGTTGCAGCTAAAGGAGATGCTGTGTAAGGATCAGTAGAAAGTTTACCTTCTCTAAATCCACCGCCACCGCCTCCACCAGCAATGTTGTCACCACCTGATCCACCGCCTGCTACAACAAGATAAGATGCTTTATCATTTGCTGAACATTGTGCTAAATTTGTAACAGCAAAACATCCACTTGAAGTAAATGTATGAATTCTATAGTCACCTGATTCTGTTATTGTTCCACCTGTTGCAACTACAAACGGAATTACTCCTCTAACATTAGATGTTGAATCCATAGTATTAATCCAACCTTGTGTTGAATCTACATATACCAAAGTTACTGATTGACCTTTTGTACTTAAAGTTGCATTTTGATTTAATGAACCAATTTTCTCTGAACCATTGGGTACAATTGTTAAATTATTTGTTGCAAAAGTTTCTGCATAATCAGCTACTGAAACAATAGCTCCAACAACACCTGCTGGTAAATTCATATTGAAAGCACCACCTGTTGTATTTGCAAAATAACCTTCTCCATTTGCTGCTGTAAATGTAGCTGTTTTAATACTTCCTGTCTGCCAATCTACAGTCCCTGTTCTACCAAAACCTGTTTGTGTTGCACCTGATGCAAGATTAACAGCACCACCACATCTACCTAATGTTACTGTTGCACCATCAACTACAATCGTTTGGCCAGAACCTGATCCAACTGTCGTTGTTGTTCCACATTTTTTGATGATGTTTGAATCATCTGAAACTTTATTTATATTATCTACTTTAATTTTACTTGTCATATTATATTAAATTCCATTGTTGATTTTCTTCATTCCATACATAATTTTGACCATCGTCAGGTTTTACTACTGGCGATTCCCAATTACAAGTTGTTTCATTTAAAGTCCAACTATTAAATGGTTTTGGTTCTATGAAAGCATCTCTTGCTTGATCATAAGTATAGTCAATACCAGCAAAGTTTTTTCTAATATTATTATTATAAGAAGTTTGAAACCATTGAGCATTTTGATCATTATATAAATTTCTTAAAAAATCTACACCAGCTTGTTCAGTTGTAGCAATATTATTAGATACCACTTCAACTTTTTCAACTATGTTTCCAATTCCTATTTTTGCAAAATGTGCCATTATGCTATGTAACTCCCTGATGCGTTAAATTTTATTATAGTATCTGACCCATCTGTTGTTACTGTTGGTGAGCCTGTTGTAGTTCCTGAATACTTTGCTGTCGCTACTCTTAAAATAACAACTCCACTTCCTCCATCACCTCCCGCAGTACGACCAGCTCCACCACCACCACCAAGATTTGCAGTTCCATCTCCTCCTGTTCCACCATCACCAGCACCCCCTCCACCAGAGCCTCCACTACCACCAGTTCCATTTTCACAAATTCCACCGCCACCTCCAGCGTATGTAACAGAAGCACCAGTTATAGAATTTGCAAGTCCATTACCTCCTGCACCACCAGTAGATGAACTTGAATTTCCTCCAGCAGCACCAGCACCTCCGCCTCCACCACCAGCGGCAGTTGAACCAGGAGTACCATTTCCTCCAGCATTACCTTGACCAACAGTACCAGCTGCACCAGATTCAGTATCTCCACCACCACCACCAGAGCCACCAGTAGTAGGAGTGTGACCTCCTCCTCCTCCGCCACCGATAGAAGTTATTGATGTAATGTCAGAACCAGATAAAACACTATTTGCACCTTGTGCACCAGAACCAGAAGTACCAGCAGCACCACCAGCTCCTACTGTTACTGTGTAAGTAACACCTCCAGTAAAAGAAATAGCAGTTCCACCATAATTAGTTAATAAACCACCAGCACCTCCACCACCAGATCTATTATCTCCTGGTTTTCCAGCACCTCCACCTCCAGCAACAACTAAATATTCTGCATCATAAATTTGTGGTGTTTCATCAGTTACATCATCATCAGAATTAGGAATCCAACCTTTAGTTGCTCCTGAATAAACTATATCTACTGATTGACCTTTAGTATTGTATACTGGGTTAGGGGATGAGTTTCCTTGAAAATTTAAACTGTTTTGGTTTATTGTGACTGCGTTAGTTGACCAATTTCTAGCGTAATCAGTAAAAATTAATCTATCTCCAACAGAAGCTGCACCAGGTAATGTTATTGTGCAAGCATTAGAAGTTGTATCAATCCAATAGCCTCTACCTGCAACAGCTGCTAAAGTAGATGCTGTAACAATAGAAGATTGCCAAGCAATACTAGCAAAACCAGTTGCTGTTCCTGCATTAGCTAAAGTTACACCTGAAGGAATATTAATTGTATCTCCAGATGTACCTAGTGTTAAGGTTGTTCCTGATTGTGGATCTACCTGATCTACTTCTACTTTACTCATTAAACTATTACCAATGTTCCTGTTACTGTTATTGTTCCAGGTATAGTGATAGGACCTGCAAGAACTCCGTTCTCAACAGTTTGCGTACCATCAATCGTACCTGCTTGATTTTTTATAAATTCATCCGGTGATGTCTGTCCTCCAATATATTGGATTCCATTTACTATTGCAGTCATAATACTCCTTACGAACTAATTGTATCGATGTACGAAAGAACCACGTCTAAACTACTTGCTGTATCAGAGACTGCTTCTAACGTATCACCATTAGCTAAAACAATTTTTGCTCCGCCTTGAATTAATTCAATAGCAGAGTTTGGTGGAATACTAACGCCTTTTGCTAAAAAGTAATCAGCTCCGCCTTTAGCAATCTTAACATCAATTGCAATTGTTGATGTTAAAATATTACAACATCTAATACCTATTACTGCATCATAATCCCCAGCTGCTAATAAAGTAGTATCACCTGTTCCAATTGTTCTAACTAATACGTTTCTAAAATCTTGTGCCATATTTTTTTCCTATTTATAATGCTACCGCCATTGCTAATGCAAAGCCAGCAGATGCTGCTCCTACTGGATTACCTGTTGCGTCTAGGTAAACCGATTTGCTTGCTGGTAATGTACAAAATACATCTTTAGTGCCAGAGTTAAAATTAACTGCTGCATCTGAATTAGAACTGGAGATAACTGTAGTTCTAGTTAGATTTGCACTTGATCCGTCTAATGTACCTAGACCAACTTCAAATTCTGTTGTTCCTTGATTAAAAATACAATAGTAAGTCGTATTGTTATTTCCAATACCTTGCGCAAAAGTTTCAAAACCAGTTACTGCTGCTCCAAGTGCCATTGCACCTGTACCAGTAGTTGTACTTGTTACTTTTACTCTATCATTTATTACTAACGCCATTTAATCTCCTTATGATGTTATACTTATAATCGCATTGCCTGGTGTAGTAGGATCAGGAAACGAAATAGTGAAGTCACCATTTGTTGCTGTCTTGTTACCACCAAAATCCAATACCACAACTAATTTGCTAGAAGCACTTGTATTATAAATAGCTGCGAATGCTGCAGTAAAAGTAGCGGTAGAAAAAGTTGTATCAGTAAAATCAATTGCAGTTGTTGCAGTTGTTGCAGTTACTGTTTGACCTGTTAACGTATTTCCACCAGAAGGATAGTTAGAACCACCTCCTGAACTTACTTCATTTGTTGCAGAAAAAACTGTGCTTGATGTTGTATATGGATTAGCTGTATATAACGCTATCTTAAAAGTATTTCCACCAGATGCAAAGTTATGCGTTCCTGATGCGAGTTCACCTTTAAATGCGAATGGTACAATATTTGCCATGTGTTATCTCCTTATTTATTACTTGATGGTGATTTAGATATTAGTTGAGCGCGAATTTCACCATCTTGATATTCGTCTCGGCGTCTTTGACCAATTTGTTCGATCGCATACGATTCTAAAGACTTTTGATATTGTCCTGTATAGTATTGTAACATATCTGCAGGACCTTTCAAGTATCCATATGTGTTTACCAAACATCCATATAAAAGTAAATCTGAATATTTGTTTGACAAATATGTGCCTGTTGTGTCTGTTGTAATACTTGTAGGCTCTTTATCATAAGATAAAGTGATAGAATAAGTCTTATCTGGCGTAGGAGCTACTACCCAAAAATTCTCATCCCAATTAGCATAATATTTTGGTATATCAACTGAACTACTTCCTGGAGTAGCATAATATTCAGCTATAAAACTTGTATCTCTTTGTTCTAAATAAAATTGATCGCCTTCTGAATTTGTTAATTGAACATATCTAATAGCTCTTAAATCAGATGGAATAGTTACATATCTATTTCCAATAATTAAATTATATGTTACATAAAAAACATTTTGATCTGTATCTATTTCTCTGTAAATTTTAAGTTCTGAAGTTTTAATAATTCTAGATAAAACCGAATCAGAAAGTACATTACTATCTACTTCTGTGTAGTTTCTTATATCTGTTTGTAATTCTGATAAAGTATATGCCATTATCCGTTTACTACCTCAAGTGTTACTGGTCCTGCTGAACAATTATCTCCACCACCTTGTATATTACCAGACGTTGCATTACTAGTGCTTGTTATATAAAAATAATTTATAGGAGTTGTTAAAGAATCTGTTGTTGTAGCTCCGGTAACATTACCAGAAGAATCTATTTGACCTAATGCAATTGTAAAACCATTTGCATTATTTAAATCACTTACATTATCAAAGGTAGGTATATTTATAAAAGATTGTAAATTTGTTGCATCAGATCCGCCTGCACCTGCAGTTGTTACAACAGGAGGTCCTCTAAATCTTACAACGTCTCCTGCACTTCTTTGATGGTCTTCTGAAAAAACATTTATATAAGTTGTTCCTGAATAAATTATAGATTCAAAAGGATTATTAGATAACAATATTAAACTTGTTTTAGAAGCTGGTTGTGGTCTTGGATTAAATAAAGCTTGTGGATCTGATCCAACAGGTTTTGGTTGAAGTTGTGGTTGCTTTGCTTCATACTCTGAAGTGTGAACTAAAGATCCATTCCATTCTCTAACCATTTCAGTATATGGAAATGCCATACCTGATCGATCAGAAATTGCTAATGATCTTTTACCTGATGCATACTTACCCATTATACTCCATCTCCATAGAATGTTTGTGGTGATATGAAACTAGATGTACCTTGATTATCCGCATCAAGTGCTCTTAACATTTCACTTTCATAAATTCTCTCTAACTCTTGTGTTCTTTCAGGTGAAACTTTCATACTTAAATAGTATGCAAGTCCTGACATCATGCAAGGATAAAATCTATTTACAACATCTGATGTATGAGAATAACCACCAACATCTTGTATCTTTGCTAAATAATAAAAACAAAATTGAAAACTACTTGGTGTAGTTGTGCTTGATACACTTGAACTTGGTGTTGTATATAAAAAAATACTTGGATTTAATTTTCTCTCTACGTAATATTGTGAAGGTGTGCCTTTAGATAATTTGTTTGGTGTTTGTGAATATGTGGATCTATCTATTTTTGTAAGTGCAACATCTACTGGTGCTGTTGTTGTAGAATTATTTCTATAATAAGCTTCTAATACATCGCTTATATCATTTGGAAAATTAGTTGAATCAGCTGCATAACTATATTCAGCTTGACCTTCGATTAATGGTACTTTAGCTAATTTTACTTTCCATAAATGTACACCTCTATTTCCCCATTCTTGAAAAAGAATATTTAATGATCGTCTTGCAGATCTTAATTGATAACCTGTTCTTGTTCCT